TGCGCGCGCCCTTAACGACAAATACGATTTTGTCGACATGAACGCCATCTTCGAGGGGAGCATCGGCACTCGGGTTTACCCGGTAGACCCCAACGCTTTGCATATCTCCGTACATGCTTCCCTCAGCTCAATGGTTCAGGAGGCGCCGCTTACGGCGTCTCCTCCAGATCCCATACGCGCCACATCCATTGCCACCGCTTGACCGCGATCCCGAAAAAGAGATCGTAGCGGAGGTAGTCCAGGCCGCCCTTGAAATCGGAGAAGAACACGGTGCGGATGGGAATGTTCTTGTGCCGGCTCACCTTGACGTCGCCGCCACGGTTCTTGAGCGCGGGAAGCGGGAGGCCCACGAAGGCCACCGACTCCGGGCTGTAGAGCAGGTTCTGGCGGTATCGCTTGGAGGCCGCGCCCAGGAAAGTGACGGTCGCGTTGTTCTGCGGCGCCGCGCTCACGTTCTTGAGCGAGCCCGTCAGCACGATCGCCGGAGCGAAGGCCAGGGTCACGTTGCCCGCGCCGTCCGCCACCGCGTCCTGGGTGAGGGTGAAGATCTGCGGGAAAGACAGCACGTCCTTTTTCTCGGGGTCGACGGCGTTGACCGCCGGCGAGCCGCCGATGAAGAACTGCGATCCCTTGGTGAAGGTCGAGGCGAAGGTCGCGGCATCGCAGACCAGGGCCGATCCGCTTTGGCTGGCTCCGTTCACCAGCACCCCGACCACGTTTCCGTTGCCGTTGGTGTGGGATTGGATATTGACCGAGCCGTACATCTTGCCGACTCCGCCCAGCTCCTTGACGCGGCCCTTGAGCGCGGCGCTGTCCACCAGCTCGGCCGGCCGGAACAGGGTCGCCTCGTTGGAGGCCAGTTTTCCCATGGTGATGTGATCCAGCATGGCGCACACCTGTTCCCGCTGCTCGGGGATCAGCATGTTCCGCGCCATTGCCACGGTTTCGGTCCAGACCGCGGCCGAAGCCGGACGGACACCCACCGAGGCGGTGTTGGCCATCGAGGCCTGGGAAAGGATGTCGCGGAGGCACCGTTGTTCAGCCTCGCGCACTCCGCCGTTCACGTCCGGGCGGATCACTTCCTCGAAAAATTCCTTGTCGGAGAGCGCCAGCTCGGCGTCCGAAATGACGCGGCCGGTGTTGAACTGCCGAACGGTGAGGGTTACCCGTTCATGCTCGGTGGCCGAGGCCTCCATCTCGCGGCCTTCCACCCACGGATTGGGGCGGGGAGGCAGGACGATCTCGATGGATTGCCCGGTGTTGATTCCCTTGTTTTCGAAGTCGCTGGCATAGCGCGTGTCCACATTGGACAGGAACTCGGACGCGCCTTCGAGGCCCGCCTCCATCCCCTTGATGGCCATCGAGCTGATGGCAAACGCATTTATTCCGGCCATGCTTTACTCCTTTTTCTTGCCCTTGAGGCCCCAGGAAGATCTCGCCATGTCCTCGAACTTGGCATCGTCGCCGGCTTCTCCGCCCTCGGCGTCTCCGCCTGCGTTGCCGGTGGCCGCGGATCGCGCTTGACGCTGGGTGCGCTTGCGTTCCTCGGATTCACGTTCGAAGCGCGCCTCCAGCTTGCCCAATGCCCGGGCGCCGGCGCTTTCCGATTGGTTGAAGGCGTTGATCAGCTTGAACAGATCGCCCTGGCCCGCGGGGCTGGCGAAATGGTAGTGCAGCTCGCCGGAGAACTCCGACTCCAGGACCGAGCCCAGAACATCGGGCTGGCCGTTGGTGCCGTCCGGGAGGGAAAAGTTGGCGTTGTTGACCACTTGGTCGAAGTCCTTGTAGCGGCCCCGCGCCTCGCCCATGCGTTTGACATGGTCCTGGACGGAGGTCTGGCGCTTGGCCTTGAAGGCCTGCTCCTTGTTCTTTTTGTCGGACGCGGTTTGGTGGGCCGCAATGGCGGCGCCGGCGTGGAACTTGGCATGGTCGGAGAGAAACTTCTGGATCCCCTCGGGGGTGCCGGGGTAGCTCTCCAGCACGGGAGCCTTGTCGGACTCGCCTCCCGCCGGAGGATTGGGAGCGAACCGGCGGCTGTAATCGGCCATGTGGCCGTCGAACTTTTGGGAAAGCGATCCGAGCTGCGAGCCCAGGCGATCCTGGAAAGCGCCGAAATCTTCCTTCGTGAGATAATTGGGGGTGGCTGCTCCTGCGCCCGCTCCGGCTCCGCCCTCTCCTGCGCCTGCTCCGGTTCCGGCTCCTGCGGCAGCAGCGGCAGCGGCGCCGCCTCCTGCATCGGAGTTGGGATCACGATAAATGCGGCGGGTGAGGTTCATGTTAGGCTCCGGGTTGGATCAGTTCTGTGGCCACCGCGATAACGATACACGGAAATTTGAAGGGTTGGCTACGCCCCGGCTGATATTTGTTGGTTAATTCCGGCTAGTTTGGGGAAGATGCGGGTCAAAGCGAGCTTCGTCCCGTTCCGCGGCTCGCCTGTCCAGCCCAGCTCGATGGCCTTGATCGTTTCCATTGCGACCGGCTTTTCCCCCTCGCGGCTGCGGATCTTGATCACGCGCTCCAGATATTCGCGCGACCAGTTCTTGGCCTCGCGCTCGGCGCGGAGGGCCTCACCAAATTTCAAGTGGGTTGCCCAGCCTGGGGAGCTGCGCCTGGAGCTGGAGCCCCTGGGAATAGTGCGGCGTGGGGGGAGGTGGCGAGCTTGAGCCGCTCCGCCTCGGCTGCGAGCCGCTCGGTGGTGGCCTTGTACTGCTCCACGCGGAGCTTCTGCTCATCGATGCCCAGCTCCATTTTTTTGATCCGATCCTCCATTGCCGCGATCACCAGATCGTTGGCGTTGCTGGCTTTCTCCAGCTTGAGCTGCTCCTGGAGGGAACGCAGGGCTTGGACGGCGGATTGGAGTTGCTGCTGGAGGCCCTGGATCACGGAGCCGGCCTGTTCGAGCTGCGCGCCCATGAGCGCAACCTGGGGATCCATTTGCTGTTCTCCCAGGATTGCGGGAGGCACCATCCGCTCGGCGCGCGCGGCCATTGTCTCGGTGTATTGATTGTTGGTGCCGGCCTTGATCGCCAGATCGGGGATCGCCACCGCCAGATTGGGGAAACGCTGCACCATCATCATGAGCTGGTCGAAGGCCAGCTCCCGCTGGTGCTTTTCCGAGGGGGTGACCCGCAGCACTAAGGCGTACTCCTCGTCCTCGTCAAGATCAAAGTTCGGCGTTCCATCGGCCGCCGGCGCTCCGCGGCCCACCCAGACCGTGCGCTCCTTCTGATCGGGGCCGGCCAGTTTGATCTGCATGGCGATCCCGAGCTTGGGGATTATTTCCAGGGTGTCGCGGAAGCTCTCCTCCAGGCCCACCAGCCAGTTCTTCACGAAATCAAAGTTGGAGGTCTGGCCCTGGGTTTCCCGGCGCTCCATTGCCACGCCCGAGGCGGTGGGGTTGGGATTCATCCAGGAGAGGGGAGACATACCGAAGCAGGCCTCGATGTCGTTGATGGCGAGCTGGCTTTCCTGCGTGAGGACGGGATCGCCCAGGAGCTGCGCCTTGAACGTGGGCGCACCAAGCACTTCCCCGTTCGGGCCGATTGCTTTGTAGGGGATCACCGTAATGCCCTGGGAGCCGTTGCGGGAAACATCGTTGAGCTTTTTCTGCACATCCGCCACCGTGGTCTCCGCCGGCGCGAACACTATTTCCTGCGGCCCCTTGGAGAACATGAGCGCCTTCTGGCTCTCGATGAAGTTGTATTTCTTCTGGGGGTTCATCGCGTGGGTGGTCATGGCCTGATAGGATTTTTTGTTGCTCTCCCAATAGATCCGCCCTTCGATCACCTTCTGCGGGATGCGGGATCCGGGCCAGGGGATCCGCTTGAGGACGCGGTCGTTGCCGATGATATACTGGATCACCTGATTATCGGAAACGCGGCGCGTGACCTCATCGCCAGTTACCAGGGTCGCCAGCTCGGGCCGGGTGGCGGCGTCGAGCGCCATGTACTCCTCCCGGCGGTAGGTCTTGCCGTTGGTGTCGGCCACCTCCTCGTAGCTCCCCTCATGGAGGCACCAATACTCGAACACCTTCTGCTTTCCGTTGCCGCCCTCGTAAAAGTTCTCGTCCTTAATCCGGGAGAGCTTCTGGATCGCTCCCCAGCGTTTGCGGAACCCGGCCTTGGACAGATCGTGTTCGATTATTGAATAAGTCATGTCGGAGAGGGCCGGCCCGCGCGCCGCGGGGTCGCAGCGGAACATGGTCGGATCCTCCAGCGCGTGCCACTTGATCGTTTTGTTGAAGCCGCTCCTGTCCGCGAAGGCGATCTCCTGGGTGAGGACTCCGTAGCTCCCGAAAATCTGGCCGCGCAGGGCATAGCCCGAGGCCACGGATCCGTCTCCCTTTCTCCACAGGGTCATGATCTGGGATTGGCGCACGAGCCCGAGCTGGGCGGTGGCGCCCTCGCTCACCGGCTCCACCAAGCACCCGATCTCCTGCTGGATCGCGGTGTTGATCACTTGATTGCCGTAGGCCAGGACGCGGTTGGTCTGGAGCGCGGGGTCGCCCATGCGGGCCTTCTCCTGTGGGTTCCATTGGCCGTCCACCGCCACGCTGAACCTGTAATAATTCCTGAAATCGGTGTGGATCGGATCCCACAGCTCGCCGGCCTCGGAGAACCGCTTCCTGAACTCCTCCAGGATTTGATCGTCTCGCTTGGCCTTGATTTTTGCCGGCATGGTCAGCCCCCTCCCCAATATCCGCGCCCGGGCGCCACCGATTGGATCGGCGCCTCGGAGGGTTTTGTTTCGTCTTGAGTCATTCCAGGGAAAAGTTCAGCGAGCGCCCAGATCAGGGCGTCAGCTCGGTTCGGGCTCCCTTGTCCCAAATATCCCATCGTGGAAAAAGATACTAGTTCATCCTCCAGCTCGCGGAAGTACCCGACATGGTGAACATGGCCTTTTTCGTAAAGCGCGGCAAACGGGGAGGCCCGCACCACTTTTCCCCGGGTGGCGGTGACGTGCTTATAGGGGGTGTTTTTCCTGGCGACCTGGATCGTGAGCCGCACCATGTCCCCGCCGAAGTTGCGCTCGCCCACCACGAGATCCGCCTTGTGCCGATCATAGGCGCCGGTGACAACCTTGCCCCAGATTGCGGGGCCGGCGGTGACGGTGCAATCCTCCAGGACATAGGCGTGGTTGTCGGATCCGAGCGCGACCACGGCGATCCCGATGGCATCCGGGCGCCGCGCTCCCTCCTCCTCGTCTCCGGCTCCGCTGGGATCCACAGCCACCACCACCCGGACGAACTCCGGCAGCTCGCGCTCGCCCAGCTCCCGCCACTTGTCGATCGTGATGTCGTTGAATAGGGCGTAGGGGTTTTCGTCGGCGTATTCCCCATCCCAGAACCTTTTACGGAACCGGGCGCTGGAGTTCTTGAGGGTGTCGAGGTAGCCCTCCGCCAGATTTTCGGCGTTGTCCCTGGGGTTCATCTTGAAGGCCGCGTAATTTTTTGGATCGGGGAGCGGTTTCTTCGACTCGGGATCCACCTTGAGGTGGAACAGCTTGTAGGTCCAATGGCCCTTGGGTGGAGGGTTCTGATCATACAGGAACCGGGGCTTGAGCTGGCCCGCAGGCTCCCCGTTCTCCTCCGCGAAAACCTTTTGCGCGAGGCGCGTCTTAGCTTTCTCCCGGGCATCCCACGATATTTCGCTGCACTCGTTGAGCCAGATGGTGACGTATTCCTTGCCCAGGATTTTCTCGGTGCGGTCCTTATCGTCCAGGCCGCCGATCCAAATTTCCGAGTCGTTGGGGAGCGTCCAGTACCAGTCGGATTTATTGGGGTAGAGCTTGAGCCCGGGAAAAGCGTGCTTGACCACGAAGGGCATCGTCTCCAGCCAAATGGATCGCTTCACATGGTTGAACCGGAACCGGAAAATCACATGACGGGATCCGGGCGCCTTGATTGCGCGCCACAGGAGGTTGCGGCAATGGAGGACGGACTTCCCGCTGCGGCTCCCGCCCTCCAGCATGATGTTCTGTGCTGGGCCAGCGCAGATCGGTTGCGCCTCCTCCTGGCGCTTGGTCAGCTTAAACTTTTTTCCGTCCATTTTCCCAATTGTATAACAGAAACTCCGCCATTTCCTTCGAGAGATCTTCCAGCGCCGAGCCGATAGAGCGCAAAGGGGCCGATTTATCCGGCTCCGGGAGCGGGGAAACATGATCGTCAGGCCATGCGTCCAGGATGGCGAAGGCCATCGCCTCTACTTTTTCCTCGCGGCGCGGATCGTCCTCGGGGAGCATCACAGCTTCCGATCCAGCGCGTTGCCGGTGTAGCTGATCTGGAACTTCCCGGAGAGGGGTTGCTGGGGATCGCCGGCGAGCTGGGTAATCTTCCGCCAATGCGCGAACTTCCGCTCCAAGAGCCACGCCGAGGCCTGCCATGTCTTAGGGGAACGGGAGGCCGCCACCACATTGGCCAGCCTCACCTGCTCGAACTCCACATCGGCCCTAATGAGTTCCTTTACGAATTTCGAGAAAACTGTCTCCCGCTCGGCCTTAATATCCGCTTCTCCACGGTCCACCCAGACGGTTATGGCGGCCGGGGAAAACCCGGCGGCCTCGGCGGCGCGGCTCTGTGGGAGGCCGGAGCGAACACCCAGGACGATGGTCTTGGCCACCGCATCGGTCAGCTCGGTATGGCGCCCGCTTTTTCCCTTAACTCCCGACAAGTTGCTGGCCCTCCTCAGAAGTGTTTCCGCTCCGAATTGTAAAACAGGCACGACAGCATCCGCTCCGCCGGTTCGGACAGTGGGCCGATTTCTGCCGCCAGCGTGTCCAAGTCCTGCGCCCTGCGCATCAGTTCGAGGACATGGGAGGAAATTTGTCTCCGCAATTCCGCGCCGGGAATACGTTGTGGCTTCTGTAATTCTCTCGTAGTCTGGTTCTCTCCAGATATTGCCGCGCCCACCTTGGGCAATCCATCGCCCACGCGCTGACGCAGGAAGGCGTTCTCCTTGGCCTGGGCCTCGTTGATTTGCTTCTCTACCCGGAGGGCCTCCTCCAATATCGGCACTTGCTCGCTCGGTTTGATCTTTTTCACGTTTGATCTCCTTCTGTGCTGGAACCCGCCAGCTCGGTTTCCATTGGCACGTCCTCGACCTCGGCCACTTCGACCTCTCCGAACTCCTGGCGGATCACCTTGGGATCGCCCTTGAAAAATACGAGGACGTTCTGGTGCATTTTCCCCACCTTGCGGTAATTCTGGAACTGTTTCCCTATGCGGAGCGGGAGGGAGCCCGCGGTGTTCACCAGGATGATCTCGTTGTAGAAGTGGAGGCCCTGGGCCAGAAACGCGGCCTTGGTTTCGTCCACGAAGTTGCGGTAGAACCCTTTATCGTCGCGCACCTCTCCCACCACGAAGCAGGCGAAGCGGTTCGGCTTGAGGCG